AAGAGGAAGAGGAAGAGAAGAAGGAATCAGACCCCGAGCACGCCGATGTTGAGCAGGACAAGGAGCTAATTCTGTCCATGATCAAGAAGTACATGGGCGATGAGGAAGAGTCTGAAGAAGTGATGGCAAAGGCGCACGAAGCTTATGTGGCCAACACCGAGATGGGCTACGAAGCCGAAGAAGCTGCCGAAAAGGCCGCATACGCAATGAAGCTTGCCAAGCATGTCATGGGCAAGCGTGAAGCGGAGAAGTGCGAAGCCGAAGGCAAAAAAGAAGTTGTGCCCATGAGCCCCAAGGCTGACCCAAAAAAATATGAAGGCAAGGAGTCTGAAATCAAGCTCCTCGCCAGAATTGCATTCCTTGAGCGCGAGCTGAAGAAGTATCAGCTGACTGACGTGCTCGATAAGAAGTTGAAAGAATCCGGTCTGGGACGTGCGGAGACCGATAAGATTCGTTCGGTGATTGGTGAACTAAAGTCTGAGACGCAGATCGTGGACACCATCAAGATTTTCAAAGAAGCATTCGGCGTGCGCAGCGGTGAGGCTGCTATCGCAAAGGGTGATTTCTTTATCTCTATGGAGCGCACGGCTCCGGCAAAGAAGACGTCGAAAATCAACTTTGCTGACTAACTAACGAAAGGACTTAAAAATGCCTACTATTGCTAAAAATCGAATCGTTCGCCAAGTGGCGCCGATTTCGTTGTTTGAAGAAGCTCAGGCTTTGGTCTCGTCGGCCATTGACTGGAATCAGGGCGACCTGATTTACCTCGACACTGTTGCTAACCTTCTGAAGCCGCTGGGCTCGGATGCTAACGCTGCTACGATCTGCGGGATTGCTCGTCAGACCATCGTCGCCGGCAAGCCAAAGGCTGTCTATCAGGGAACTCAGGTTGATGCTGCCGCTGCTATTGAAGGAGTCGCAGGACCTCAAGCTGGTGTGATCGCCAAGATGAAGTTGAAGAGCGGTGACGCTTTCGTGCCCGGTGGCGCAGTGTACTACGGCGGCGATGCTCAGACTGTTTCGTCTACTGGCACCAACGTTGTTGGAATCTTTCAAGACGCAGCGATCACTGCTGGCGCGACTTCCGAAGGGAACGTCATGCTGGTCCAGTATCGTGCAGGTCTCTAATTTTTTGAGGTGATAAAATGATCCATAAACTTTACGGAAGAAATACGAAGGAACAGAACGAACAGGTTTTGAAGGAATCCATGTGGCGTTCTGAAGGTGAAAAGGAATGCCTCGAGCTGATGCAGGACAAGTTCGGCGTCGATATTCGAGATGAAAAGGCTTTCCCTGTCATGAAGGGCGGCTTCTTTAAGGAAGCTCAGAAGAAGCTTCGTGAGTCGGATTCGGTGACTGCATTCCCTGGCGTACTGCGCGCAGGAGTACAGACCATTGTAAACGCGGCTTATGAAACCGTTCCGGTCACTTTCTCGGATTGGGCGCACGCTGTTACCTCGAGCAAGCTTGAAGAGCTGTACGCACCTTTGCATGGGATTGGTTTCCCATCGCAGGTTGGTGAAGCTGAAGTCTATCCCGAAGTCGGTGCCGCAGGTCTTGACCTGAAGCTCCGCAATCGTAAATTTGGGACGATGTTCGCCGTCAACCGAGAGCTCATGGATTTTGACCAGACTGGTCAGTTCCAAAAGCAGGCAGGACTTCTCGGCGAATATGCGAAGCAGGTTCTCGAAGTATACTGCTACGGCAAGCTCGCATCGGTTGCTGGGATGAAGTACGCTAACATCAGCGTGCCAGTCTCCGAGACCAAGCCCGCTGACGAAGCTACCTATCCTTGGAGCACTTCGCTCGTGGGTGGTGGTGCAACTCGCCCGGCTTCGTACGGAGCACTGAATCAGGGCAACATTCAAGCAGGCATTATCGCTCTGATGAACCAGCTCAACTTGCTCGGCCTCAAGATGGCAGTCAACCCGAAGCGTTTGCTGATTTCGCCATTCTATCGCTTTGACGCTGCTGTCCTCTTGAACTCTGGATGGTACCCAACGGGTGCAACTGCTGGTGCAGTGGGCTCGGTTGGCGCTATCAACCCGATTCAGGGGATCTTGGATCTGACCACTAGCCGATTCATGTTCGATCAGAACGGCTCGGTGAGTGCAAACTCCAAGGCCTGGTATATCGTCGACGATTCCAAGCCGTTCTTCGTCGTTCAAGTCCACACTCCAGCCGAGGTGCAGCTTGAAAACCCTGCATCCGGTCAGTCGTTTGACCGCGATGTGGTCCGCTTTAAATTACGCACCGTCGGTACGGCAGACTTCATCGATCCGCGTTTTGCATGGCAGGGCTCTAACGGATCTGTCTGATAATTCTACTTGTGAGGGAGAGCGTAGATGTTTACGCTCTCCCCCACGGGGGATAACTGAAACAAAACCGAAAAGTTTACGCACAGACTTTGCCGCCTTCTGAGCTTTCCGTACCGAATGACAAAATTCCGGTGGTAAAGCAGTCCGACCATTTGGCAAAGACGCAAGATTTTAAAACGCTCGCAGAACAAGCGGCGAAGAGTTCTATTTTCTTCAAAAACTACTACGTTGAAGAACTGCGCGAGAAATACAAGCACCACGACCGCATGAAGCGAATCGACAAAGCTTTTCCTTATGCTCGCATCAAAGACGACAGCACGGGCATTGTGCTTATTGATGAGCCGGTAAACGAGACGGATCTCGAGATCTGTTTACAGAAATCAAAGCTACTTAAAGAGATAGGTTACAAATACGCCATCATCGAGAAGGATTCGAGCCTGTTTGATGTGTTAGCACAACTGGGGGCCGTGTGAGCTGGACGACTGCGATTTCGGACATGAGGCTGAAGCTCTCGGATAACCCAAATGATAAGCTCCGAGCATTCAAGCGCGTGTTCGGGCAGGTTGATGGCGTTAATAAGGTTTTCAAGACGTTTGAGTTTCGGCGCGTGTCAGACTTCACGACGGCTGCTGCTCCTCTTGGTGTTTACGTCAACCAAGTGCGAGTAGCACCGACGGCTATCGCAAGCGATGACCTGACGACTGGCTATTTTACCTTCGTCACGGCTCCGGCTGTTGATGATGTGATTGAGGCTAGTTACTACGTGCAATTTTTTTACGATACCGAGCTGCTTGGGTTTTTAAGAATCAGCACGAATTGGCTCGGGCTTGGTGATGACCATACGCAAATCCCAGAGGGGCTTCGGCCTGCGGCGATTCAGTACGCTGTAGGTGATGCTTACCAGAAGCTCGCCATGAGGTTTGCCGAGCATATCTCGGAGACCTATCGACTAGAAGACGCTCCGTCTGCTGATCGCTTTCAGATCGTGGAGCAGTACAAGCAACTAGCCGTTCAGTCGCATCAGGAAGCTAAAGATTTTCGGAATGAATACTACACGAGGCAAGGTCAGCACTTGTCGCCGCTTTTTGGGATTAACCGTGGGTCTGTCCGCGATGTGGGGCCTAACCGATGATCACGGTGCAGGTTAAGTCCGCAGGTGTAGAGGAGTGGTTTAAGAACCTCACCATGCGGTCCAATAGCTTGACCTCGTTTCTCAACAAAAACGTAGTGGCGCAATACCGGAACCTTCAGCGGAAGCGCTGGATGACGGAAAATGAGTCAGAGACCGGCCAATGGATGCCACTGAATCCAACATACCGCACCAGGAAGCTTAAACAATTTCAAGCGTACCCAGGACGCGGCACTAAAATGCTTGTGGCTACCAATACGCTTTTCAAGTCGGTCATTGGGCCGGGTGAGGGGTTCCGAAAGATCGTGACCCCGAAGCAACTGATTCTCGGCACTGCTATCCCATACGCTACGCATGTAGACGAGCTGCGAACCTTTACGACTTGGGGAGACGAGAGCAAAAAAGTTTTCTCGGAAATGATCACGGACTACATTTTTAAGAACCGCATCAGGACGTACACGAATGTCTAACGTGCGGCACTTAATTGAGACAGCTTGTGACCTGATCATCGCGAAGCTTAAAGCGGAGTTGCCTCCGGTGCTTGTGGCGATTCGGGCAAATCGAGCGGATGACTTAGTGACGCTCGAGCCGCCTCGAGACTATTATGTTTTCCCGAAGGCAAAGGGTTATCGAACTCCAGCGGTGTTCGTGATTGGGGATCGCATTGATTTTTTGAAAGAGCAGCGCGGGGCTAACCACGTTAATGCAGCTCTCCGGGTAAACATTTCTATTTTGGTTGAGGATAAGGACGCCGAGCGGCTCATCCGCAAGAGCTACCGCTACCAAGCGGCAGCCCATCAGGTTCTGGATCAAGCCGTCATGATGAGCGGAGACGCTCAGGCACGGTTTACAGTTGTCATCCAAAGCGCTAGCTTTTCGCCATTATATAGCAATCTTGAGGCTGGCGATCCTCAAGCGGTGTTCCGTCAGGAGATTGCTTTAGAGTGTGACGTCTACAACTTTGAACAGCTTTAAGAGGAGATAAGAAAATGAGCACAGCAACGGTTACAACTTCCAACATGGAACTGACTCCAATGCGAGTCAGCTACGGCTCAGCCGGGTCCGAAGTCGACTTGGGCGGCTCGATGGCTAACGTGGTTATTTCGGCAAAGTATTCCAAGGCAAACATCTTGGCCGATCAAAGCGGGTCGACCGTTCGTGACCGAAGGGTTTCTGGAGTTGAGATTACCGTGACCACCGAGCTGACTGAGATCCAGTCCAAAGACATTTGGAAAGTCGTGTTTCCGCATGCCACCAAGATCGGCACGGGTATCGGATCACTCGCTGCCATTAAGTTTGACGACAATATTGGAGACAGCGATCTGGTAAACGCAAAGCAGCTCGTGCTTCATCCGCTCTCGAAAGCTGATGCTGACAAGTCGTCTGATTATACTTTTTTTAAGGCTGTCGCGTCGGCTGAAAGCTCGATCACATACGGACCAAACGAGCAGGCACGGCTTAAAATCGTGTGGAACATTCTGCCCGATGAATCACAGACTCCTAATAAGTTCTTTCGCTACGGAGACCCAGCACTGGTTCAGACTGCTGCAACGGCTGGCACCCCAGTCAAGACTGGTACTGGTAACGGCACCATGACTGGCGTCACGGTTTACAATGCTTTCACTAAAACCGAAACCATCACGGCTAAATGCGTGACTGCAGCCGTCAACGGTGGCGTGTTCTATGTGTCTGGCTCGATCTCTGGACCGCTCGGTCTGGCAACGGTTGGCACTGCTTTCGTCAGCCCCGTGATCAGCTTTACGATCACCGACGGCGCAACTGATTGGGTCGTTAATGATCAATGGACTGTGGCCACAACCGCAGCCGTCTAATGACGGAATAGACCAAGAGGAGAGCAGCGCGTGGCGCTCTTTAATTTAAGAACTGGAAA